AGCTGCCTATCTGCGCGGAGTCACCTGAGCTGCCTATCTGCGCTAAGTTGCCTGAGCTGCCTATCTGCGCGGAGTAGCCTGAGCTGCCTATCTGCGCTAAGTTGCCTGAGCTGCCTATCTGCGCGGAGTCACCTGAGCTGCCTATCTGCGCGTTAACCTTATTACTCGGCATGCTCTTTATCGTTTTCTCGCACGCGAAATCAATGCAAGCCTTGATGAAACCGGAAAATCCGAGCTTTGCACCGATTTTGATAGTGCTTGTTGCAAACTTCTGATTATCATCGGTAACAGGCTCGTCGATAGCTTCGACGGTCGTAAATTCGCTGAACTTACCGTCGTTACGCACAAGCGGGTAATAATTCAGCACATCAAACGGATTAACGCAGTAGTGCGTAACCCCGCCGACGCATACGCCGTGCCCGTTTTTCTTGTAGATTTTGCCTTCTTCGTACTGATACCCCCTGCACACAAGGCCGGGCTCATAGGCTTTGTAGCCGTGTTTGTTGTCTGTCATGGTTGTTCCCCTTTCACTTTTGCGTAGATCGCTTTTAAGTTTTCAAGCTCGTCGCTGCTGACATTCTCCCTGTGCTGCTCAACGCCTAAGCGTTGCTGTTCGCGTTCTTTGAGCGGATAGACATCCTGCCAGCACTTAACGATGCTTTGCTCAAGCACCGATTTCCACTGCTCCGGCGGAAATTCGTTTTTAAGCTTTGTCACTAAAAGCTGCTTTGCCCTGTCAGTCATGGGCTTTTTTATGCTCCTGCGCATTTTTTCAAAGTCTTTCAAAACGGCCAGTAAATCGCCATCACCGGCCGCGAAAGCGGCGAATGCGTCAGCATCGCGCGTGCGCGCGCTTTTGTCTTTGTCTTTTTCTTCTTCTTTGTCTTTTTCTTTGTCTTTTTCTTCTTCTTTTTCTTTTTCCGGCTTTTTTGGCTTTTGGTGGGTTTCCAAAAAAAGCGGTGGGTTTTTTGGGTTTTCTGAAAAAGCGGTGGGTTTTTTAGGTCTGCCGCCTTTTTTCCCGTTTTCGCTCTGCTTCTTGGCGTTAGCCTCGTAAGCATCCGCGTCGCGGTCTATCTGGCTTTTTATCACGATGAATGCGATTCGCTCGGCTCCCGTTAACTCGTCAGGCTCTTCCCCGTTAGCATATTGCATGATAGCAAGGAGTAGCCTGCCTCGTGCCCCGTTGTCAAGCTCCCGTACCACGTTGATAAAATCGGGATAAACTTTGATGTATGGCAGCATTTCTTATCTCCTTATGTACTTGTAGCTTTTAGAACGGCGTATACCGTGCCAGACTTGCTTATGATCTTTTTCCCTCTTGCAAGCGAATTTGATACATATGTCGGATTTCTGCCAATAAATCTTGATGCAGCCGCCATAGACGGGAACAATGTCTCATTTTCATCGTCAGAAATTAGCTTTACTGGTTTTTGCATATTTTTGTACAGCCCGGTTAATATGCCATGTTTAATGTTGTCGGCAAGTGTTACCCATTCCAGATTAGATGCAGCGTTGTTTTTAAAATTTCCGTCGATGTGATTAACTGTCATGTCTGGGCAGTAACCGTCGCACCATGTCATTGCAACGAGCCGAGCAACAAGATAATCTTTTTTCTTGCCGTCTTTCCATAGCGAGACTCTGAAATCACCGCGCCCCCCTTTTTTTGCGTCTTTGGTTTTAAAACGCGAGTTTTCCAAATCCGTTTCGCATATTTCGCATTTGAAGTTACCTTGTTTGGTGCGCTTCGTATATTTCCAAGATTAGAAGCTTGATATATTCCGCTATAACCGGGTATGTCTTTCCATGTTTCCATATCTCCACCTCGTTAGAACGGCAACGAAGCTTCACCATCGTCCGGCAGCTCTTCAAAGTCTGCTGCGGATATATCGGGCGAGGGCACGGAAGCAGCGCGGCGGCTCTCACCGAAATAGACATGCTCTGCAACGACCTTTGCGGTAACTCTCCGCTTGCCGTCGTTGTCCTGCCATTCGTCCATTGCAAGCCTGCCCTGCACAACTATCATGCTGCCGGTCTCGAAGTATTTGCCGACAAACTCAGCTGTTGAGCGCCACGCCTCGCAGTTTATGAAATCCGTCTTGGGCTTGCCGCCCTCGCTTCCTGCATAGTCGCGCTGACAGGCGACCGTAAATGACGTAACCGGGATGTTAGTCCGCGTGTATCGCGTTTCGGGCGTTCTTGTCAGTCTGCCCATGATGGTTATCTGATTAAGCATTGTTTCTCCTTTCAAATCCATGATTTGCCGAACACTTCCATGAACTTTTCGTGTCCGTATAGTTCGTCAAATCGTTCCTGGCACTCGCGCTTCAAGCGCAAATCAAAATCGTGGTTTCGGTGTACGCTGTATTCTGCGCCGGTGTGCCAGTCCCAGCGCAGCCATACCCAGCAGCCCCATTTGTCGGCGGCTTGTCTGCGTCCTCCGCCGTATACATGATGACGGTTTAGACCTTGTGTGTCGCCGGTGATGTAGCATTCCCGGCGGCTCTGCATGATGCTATCTGCCATCCCACGCCTCCAAAAGCGCCTCGATCTCGTCCTGCGGCCTTGTCTCAATGTCCAGTGCCCGGCAATCCTGTATCAGGTTGTCGATAAGCATTGACATCTGCCTTGTGTCGAAGTCTGAGCTGCCCATGTGGAAAAACATATTTGAATAGCCCATGTATGTCGGTTCTTTTTCCGCCTTGCGGCCGATGTGCCCTTTCTGCCAGTCGGTCATGGCAGCATCGGTGTACTCGTCGGGTATCAGTGCTATGTAATACAGCGTCGGGATATCCAGCAGCGCATTTCGGTAAACTTCTTCCGGGCTTATCCGCGTGGCAAGCGATATGTCGTTTATCAGCTTCCATGCATAGGCGTTAGCATCCAGACTGCGCTTTTTGCGTGTTTTCTTGATATCGTACTCGCCCGGCTTGAAGCTGTAGCAGAAGCGCCGCGCCTCATCTCGGGAAACCGTGAGGCTTATCCCATCCGGCGTAAGCTCCGCTTTACTGATCTGCATTTTTCTCAGCCTCTACGCATTTATCGCAAAGCACCTTGCCGAATTTCTTCTTTGTTCCCTCGCTCCATTTGCGGAGGGATATAGGCCTGCCGTCAGCGCCGAAATAGATAGTCAGCGGATGATTGCACTTTTCGCAGCGGTAAACTAAATCCTCTTTCGGCTTTGCAGGCTGCTCGACCGGCGGCTTGCGCTCAATTTTCGGCTTATCGTTGTACTTCGTTTCGTCGCGGCTGAAATAAATGTCTGCGCCGATGCCCAGTGCCTTAGCTGCAACGCTTATCGCGTCGGTTAGGCTCATCTTGTAGCACTCATCCGACATATACGGCCCATTGCGTTCCTGCGCCACAAAGCTTGCGCCGCCAGTGCCGGGGATACCGTGGCTTTCCACGCCGGTATCGGGGTCTACGTAGTAAAGTTTGATATCGACGAATGCCGCCGTCTGCTTGCTTATCGGGTCATGCTCAAGGTGCTTGTCGGTGATCTCGTACCACCAGCCGACGCCGGCAGGTCCGAACATCTCCGTGAGCATCTTGATGCGCCACATTGGGTTGATTTCGCTCATGCCCTTCAAGCGCCCGGCGGCTATCGGCTTAAGCGCACTATCGGGGACGCTGCGCCCCATGTTGTAGTATTTAAGGTTGTCCATCTTCTCACCTCACGCTCATGTTCACACGCTCGACCAGCTTGCAGCCGGGTATCTCCTGTCCGGCCTTGAGCGCCGCTGTAATGGCTTTTTTGTCCGGCGCGGTCGTTACCTTTGTCGTGATGTATTCCTCCGGGCACAGGCTCTCATCGACCTCGGCAGCCGTGCTCTTGCGCCACGACACCGCAACCTTTGCGGTCTGGAATTTCTCGCCGTTAAGCGCGTCGGAAGCGTCGGCCTTGAGCCTGTCCGCACGTTTCTCAAGCGCGGCCTGCCGTGCCTTTAGCACCTCGATTTCCTCCGCAATCTCTGCCGCGTTGCTTACGCAGTTTTTGTAAAGCAGCAGCGTGTTTTCAATGATCTCCTCACGGCTTATGCTAAGCTCCGCATACCTTGCCGCGAACGCTTCGGGGTCTGTAAGCTCCCCCGTCTCAGGGTCTACAAACTCGTCGTAGAGCTTGTAGATCGCGTTATCTACCCAATAAAGGTTCATTGTTTCTCCTCCTTATTTGTTAATTCTTCTCCTTGCGCACTGCCGGTCTGCTTCGTTGGCAAACCACACAAGCGCCTGATATATTCCGCCGATCACACCAAATACGGCCATGACCAGCCACACGAATACACCGATGTTCATTTTTAACCCCTTTCATGACTTGCAAATCAAGTCGCGCATGTCGCTTATCGGCACATCCAGCGCCCTTGACAGCGCTTTCACCTCGCCGATTTTCCATTGCTCGGACGAGCCAGAGAACATCGTCCTCAGCCGCCCGGTACTTATGCCCATCTTGGCCGCGAGGTTTACCTCGCTCAGCCGCAAAGCCACCTTGCGCCCGAGCACAAGCTCTTTCAGAGGGTCGCGAGCGACCTTGTCAAACCTTGTTCTTGGCATGCTTCTCTTCCTCCAGCTTGCGATTGAGCACCGCATAAAACGCCGCGTTGAGTCTTGTCTCTGCGTTCTTGGGAGCTTTCTCGCCGTTGAGTATCATGCTTATGTAGCTTTTGCCGACTCCCAGCTCTCGCGCAAGGTCAACGTTCTTTATCTCGGCGTTGTGCATTCTTCCGACCAGATCGCCGGTCCACTTTTCGCGCATACTGTTTTCTCCTTTCACAGTTGTTGATTTTGTTCACATCTTCGTTTAAAATAAGAGCGCCGCGGTATATCTTGCTTGCAGGCCGAAAGGGGGTGTTTTCATGGAAAGTCTTTTTGGCTCCTTCATGAAACCCTGCCGACGTTCTCATAATTCAGTGTGTCGTTCGGGAGTCTGACCCCGACGTGACGCGTGCGTCCAAACACTGAGGCACGGCTAAGCAACTCGATCGCTCCGAGTGGCGGTGGGGGGAGCCGCTATCCTTTTGCCGCAGAGCAATAAAAGTGCGAAACGATCCGCCTGCGCTGTGCTGAGAGCTAAGTGCGAAGGAAACCGGTGATTGAGCGAATTGCCGGTTTTCTTCAACGACTAATAAACTTTATGTTGTCCGTGTGCCCGTGACCTGCGGCGCTCCTATTTCAAACGAAGATGCGAGGTGTTTTCGTATTCCTACGAAAACTTTTTACAAAACAGTTGCAAAAGTTCACAAGCTGTGTTATTATCATCTTGCTACAGATTTAATAATTTCTCGGCGGCATTGTTTTTGCTTACCGTCTGCGTTAGCATGGGAACTTTCTTAACCACAGTTGTCATTATAGTTCTCATAAGTTCACTTGTCAATCGGTTTTGTGAACTTTTCTTTACTTTTGACATTTTGCACAGTTTTTTAGGGGTATTTTTATGATATATGACAATTTCGTAAGGCTCTGTAACTCCGTTGGAAAAGCGCCCTCCGCTGTTGCACTTGAACTCGGTATATCTAAATCTGCGGTTAGCAACTGGAAGCACCAGAGAAATGAAATGACCGCGGCAACAGCTCTCAAAATTGCCGACTACTTCGGCATCACAGTCGACGAGCTGAAAAACGGCATAAAAAAACAGCCCTCCATCCCTAAGGATGAAGAGCTTAATAAAAACGATGCTGTGTGGGAAAAACGCGAAGAGATATCTCGTATGCTGCCTGATTTAACCTCTCAGCAGCTCAGCGACATAATCAATTATATAGAGAACACAAATAACCCTGAATTGAATGCTCGCTATTCTGAGCTTTTAAAAATCGCCTCTATGATGAGCAGCGAGAAGTACCAAACCGTTATGGCTCTTCTGAAAGAGCTTTTATAAATGTGTATACGTTATCGAGCTGTTCCTCGTCAAGCTGATGCAGCAGCGCCATTAATTCGGCAGACCGGCTTATTGTTTCCCTTATCGCTGTTTTCTGTGCTTCCGTAAATTCTTTATCGGTCATCGTTTCGTCCTCCGTTATGTATGTGCCCGGCTGCTTTGGCCGGGCGCTTTCTGTTTGTGCAATCTGCGTATTTTCTCAGTTTACTTTCGGACATTTCGCCGAAAATGTAAAAATTTATAGAATTTGTGAATTCTCAGTGTTATTATTTATGTAGGCATTGGCAAATAAAGTTACGTTTGGGGGTGTTTGCATGGGTAAAAGACTTGTGTGTTTTCTCTTGGCTCTGTGTTTGCTGTTCTCGCTGTGCGCTTGCTCGCATTCCGATGATGCAGCCGCGCCGAGCGATGATAAAACCGTTTATGTCAGTCAAAGCGGCGGCAAAATACATCGTTACAATGATTGCAGCGGCATGAAGTATTACGACACGATGACATATGGCGAAGCAATCGACGATGGTTACACTGTTTGCGAAAAATGCTTTGGCTGATATCCGAAAAAGAGAATTATTGAAACTCAATTATCTAATATAGATAATAACGCATTTGCATATAAAATGCAAGAGAAATTATTGCTCGCTAAAATAATGGGAGAGATATCATGGAGATTCAGGCATCCGAAGGAGTTGTTTTCTTACTCAACCTTTTGCTCACGTTTTGCATTTATACGCTTCCTTTTATAATAATTCGTTTCGTTATCCGTAAAAGACCATACACAGCCGTGCAGGCAAAGCGCATAGTCATAATTTACGGCATTGCGGCATGGCTGATAATGACCGTTGCTATGATTGTTACAGACGGTCGCGTAGCCGGAGCCAGTGTTTTACTTTGGAGCTTTATAAACTATAAGGTTCTTGTTTCAAATCCCAATAATAAAAATATTGCAGCCGCGCCGGAAAACTTACCGGCAAAAACCGAAAGCGTTGCCGAAACCGAAGCTCAAACTCAAAGGCTCTACAATGAATTTTGCGATACATATACCTATTTTTCTGACGCTCAACTTATTGTGATCGCCAAAAGCGACGATGCATCCGATGTGTGCATCAAAGCGGCAAAGCACATTCTCGAAACAAGAGGAATATATCTCGCCGATAATGCAACCGCCGTCAAACCTAATAAGTCCGGTTTACATCGCATTTGGGAAAGCATCAGGAATTTTTTCGATAATCCGCCAAAGAATTTTAAGCCTATCGCTATCATTTCGTTGATCGTGATAGCTGTGGTTGCGCTTATTATCGGCTCAAACAATTCGGGAGACGGCCAACCGGCAGCTGATAATACCTCTAAAAACGTTCCTGCCACTCTCACGCCGGCATCGGCTTATAACGGCGAGATTTTTGTTGTACCGTCTTACGAGTCACTTTGCCCGTTGACCGTATCTGTACGAGGCGACCAGGCATATTATGTGTTTCTGGATTATTTGTATGCGCCGTCTTATTCTACCGTTGACAGGCATCTCGAGGACGAAATAAACTACTCTTCCGTAATTGAAAACGATCTTGCTTTTTATATATCTCCCGGCTCAACTGTAGAGATTGATGTCCCTATCGGTGTATATAGGTTGTATTACGCAACCGGCGAAACATGGTATGGTAAAGCCCTTTTGTTTGGAGAAGCCACAGCTACGTATACATCTGACGATCTGCTTGAATTTTACGCCGATGATTCTTATTACAATGGTGTAACTCTCGAGCTTTGGCGGCAGAGCGGCGGAAATTTCGATACAAAGAGTATCAGCTATGATGATTTCCCATCATGACCTCAGCACCCTCTGTCTATCGTCGAACAGCTTTAGCACTCGCTCTATCTGCTCGTCGCTGCACTCGGTTATGATTATGACGGTCTTGTTTCTCGCAAGCCACTTGACCCTTAGGGGTTCGGGCGTAGTTTTTTTCGTGTTGTTTCTCATTGCTGCACCTCTTTAATTTAATCAGTCCTGCCGCCGCGCCAACAGGGCAGGACATTTCTTCACACAGCGTTTGTAAAATATTGCTTGCTGTACTTATAGCGTAGCGCCTGTCTTGACAAATGTCTATGCATAAATAACCGAAACCTAAAAGAAACAACCGAAATCGATTTCGGGAAATACACGAAATTTTCGTGTTTTCGCCGAATTCATCGTGTATTTCAACAATTTCTCGTGTATTTCAAAAAATTTTAATATGGGAGATGCTTAATGTGTCAAAAATGGAGGACATGCAATCTTACTTTGACGAGTACCCTGAGGCACTGCGAAAAGCGAGAGCTTCAAGCAGTCTTACGCTGGCAGAGCTGGCAAGGATAAGCGGCGTTCCTTATAACAGCATTTGCTCCGTCAACTCCGGCGCTACGAAGCAGCCGCTGCTTTATTACTCTGCGGCAACCTGTAAAGCACTCGGCTTATCCTTGGACGAGCTGTTCGGTATAACAAACACAGAGGGCAGCGTTACCCAGCTAAAGCGAATAAACGCATTGGAGGTGAAGGCGGCGTGCTTGGAAAAGGACGTTGAACACCACAAGCGCATGAACGCCGTTTACAGGCCGCTGATCTTCTGCCTTGTCGGTGTATGCGCAATTCTGCTGTGCGCAATCATCGGATACGTAATGTTTGATATACAGCTTAAAAACATCGGTCTGTTCAAATCCGGCGGCTTAACGGTGCTGGCCGTGTTCCTGGCTATCGTGGTGCTTGCTGCCGTCGCCCTGATCGCCTTTGCGGTGAAAACCGTAATCCGCGATGCCAAAACAGCAAAAAGCCCACAGGGCTGATTCTGTGGGCATTATTCGCTATAAAATTATTTTCGGCGAATATCTAAGGGGGTTAAAGCGAATAATGAAATGCAAAAAATGCAAAGCCGATATACCGGATGAACTTCATCCCGTGTACTGCTGCTACTGCGGCGAAAAGCTTCAGCGCGAACGCAAAAAGAAGGACGAAATAAGAATACCCACGCCGCGTAAGCGTGGGCAGAAGTGGTATGTTGATCTCCGCCGTGAGGGCGTGACCGTCATTGAGGACACCGAAGCCGAAGCCAAGGCCAAGGCGATTGCCATAAGGGCAGGGTTTGTTAAGACCCAAAAGAAAACGGATTTGACACTTGCCGAGGCAATAGATAATTACATTGAAAATCGCCGGAACGTTCTGTCTCCGTCAACTCTTGCCGGTTATGGCTCTGTGAAGAAAAACCGCTTTAAGGCCGTAATGGCAAAGCCGCTGTCCGATATAAAGGACTGGCAAGCGGTGATTAACGCAGAAGCGCTCGTGTGCGCCCCTAAGACGCTTAAGAACGCATGGGGGCTTGTGTCACCGGCCATTAAATCCGCCGGTGTGGAGTTGCCCAGACTTACCCTGCCGCAAATTGTGCCTAAAGACCCGGTTTTTCTTACGCCGGAGCAGATACATGTCTTTATCGCAGCCGTCGAGGGAACGCCTGTCGAGATAGCTGCGTTGCTCGGCTTGCATTCGCTCAGGCGCTCCGAGATCGCCGCGCTTGATTGGTCAAATGTCGATTTGGAAAAGCGCACTATAAAAGTTTCCGGCGCAGTAGTCCCGGGAGAAAATTGGACGCTTGTTGAAAAGCCGTCTAACAAGAACGCCACTTCGACCCGAACAATACCTATTATGATACCGGAGCTTTATGACGCTTTGACGGCTGTTAAAAATAAGCACGGCAAGGTCGTAACATGCTACATTTCCACAGTATATGATTGGGTCAATGATATTTGCGCTGCTAACGGTTTGCCGAAGCTTGGAGTTCACGGCTTGCGTCATTCTTTCGCTTCATTAGCCTACCATGTTCGTATGAGCGAACAGGCTGCGATGCAAATAGGCGGTTGGTCAGACTATGCGACGATGCGCAAAATTTACACGCATTTGTCTGCGCAGGATATAGGCCACGCAGAGAATGCAATGCGCGATTTTTACGACAATTTACCCAAGCAAGATTGATAGTTTACGCCAAAATTTACGACAACACCGCAAAAGTACAGCATTATCAATGCTTTTTCGCTCCACCGCAAAGGTTCGAATCCCTTACGGCGTGCCAAAAAGAGAAAACCCCGAAGTTGTTGAAACTTCGGGGTTTTCTTTATTTATCAATGGTTTGCGGCGTTTTTGTGCCGTATATTTTCCAACGTAATCATACAAAAATTAACGTAGATATACACGTTTTAACTTGCAATTTTACGTCAAAATTTACGACAACTTTGTTATGCGTTTTTGAGGATGCTTATAGCTTTCTTTATTGCCATGTGTTCGCTCTCGCCGCCTGCGGTTTTTAGCATCTCTTCGAGCTGTTCTATAGCGTGCTCGCTCTCATCGGCGCGGCTGTAATTTCTGCGGCTATATCCGTCATCCCGGCTATAACGCCCCATGCTGTCGCGCTTGTAGCTGTTGCCTCGCATAAAGCCCTCTGCATCCCATTCGCTTCTGCGGCTGTAGCCCTCGCCCATGCAGATCTTGTCGATATTTTTGATGCTGTGCACAAGCTTGTCGATAATGTCAAGTGCGCCGACGTTTAATTCGCCCTGCTCTGCAATGCTGTCGAGTTCCTCGCAAAGCATATCGCGCAGTCTTTCAAGTGTTTTCATACTCATGTTATTGCTCCCTTCACGCTATTCTGTCAACTATAAGATTTGCATTTGCAAAGTTGACTGCCTGACCGCTCGTGTTCTCTGCTGCTACAGTGAGGCAGCAGTCGCGCGGTACGTTTACATTTGCGGCAACGTAGATATTAAAATAATTCTCAACCGCAGCCGGTGTTACCGTTGCCGTCGCACTGGTGAGCGGTTCGCCGTTTATCGCTAAAGCGGCTGTGATAGCCTCCACAGTGCCGCCGGTAGGTATGGCTATATTTGCACCAAAGGCAACACGATAACGCGCTCTGCACTGGTTTGTGAGGCCTCTGAGCGTAACAATGCCTGCGCCCTCGCGGTGCACTATGCTGCAATTACCGGCTACCGCAGTCTCGGTAAGAGGTACGTTCTGCCCGGCTGCTACGGTCACGATGTTTGAGCTCGTAAATTCAGCCATCGTTTTCGCTCTCCTTTCCGGCGATACCGAAAGGCATCGACAGCGACATGGTTTTTATCATGTTTTCAAAGTAATCGCCTTTTTCTGTTTCGTTGACAGTCTTGATGATATACGCGAAAGTGTTAAGTTCGCTTACATCGAGCGTGTCAAGATCTACATCTATAAGGTAGTCAATGAATTTTTCTTTGAGTTCTTTACAAGTTGCCATATAATCAGTCCTTTCATAAGAAATGCGGTGAGGCTATGCGCCCCACCGCTTATCGTTAGTATCGGTAAAGGCCGAACATTTTCGTAAAGTCACGAAAAAGCTAAACTATGAGATTTGTTATGCGCAGCTACCGCATGCCCCGCAGGGCGCAGACGAAGCCCAAGGGTTACAGGTGATGTAAGCCGGAGTCGGGCAAGGCCGCAGCTGAGATACGAGGTAATTGTTCTGCGCAGCCTGCGAAGCCGCAAGCTTGAGATTCTGGTTCTCGGTCTGCAAATCCTGCATCTTGCTGTTGACGAGGAAATCGAGAATTGCCTTGCTGTTGCTGTTTGCGTTGTCGATAATGTCGCGTGTTGCGTTCTGCACAGTGTTGCGAGTATCGCAAGCCTGCGTTGCCATATCATAACGCACCTGAGCAATTGCCGCGCGGTTCTCGCAGCAGCACTCCTGAGCCTGCATCTGCATTGCGTTCAGCTGCTGCATAAGTGCGGCCTGCTGATTGCAGCGCGACAGCTCGGAAGAGTAGAAGCCGTTTGTGACCGCCTGAGTGACACCGGCGAAGCCGTTAAGCATTCCCGTGTTCATGGCATAGAAGCCGTCACACAGGCCGTTGTTAACGTTGTCAAGCTTTCGCTCGATGTTTGCAAAGTCGGAAGTCAGAACGTATCCGTCCATCACTCCGCCATTGTTACCGCCCCAGCCGTTGCCGCCCCAGCCGAAAAGCACGATGAAAAAGAGGATTATCCACCATCCATCACCGCCAAAACCGCCGAAGCCGCCGTTTGCTGAGGTTGGTGCAACCGGCATGGTCATTACCGGCGCATCAGAAGAAATCGCCATTGTTTACTTTTCCTTTCGATATGTATTTACAAATACCCGGCCGGATAAAATGTACCTACTTCATAAGCGCCTGGAACTGTTGCGCAAAGCTCTGCGCTTGATTGAGCTGCTGTTGTGTTATTTTTCCGCTTTGAAGCATTTTTTGCACTTCCTGTTGCGGGTCTCCCTGAAACGTGCTTTTAAATTGCTGAAAGCGCTGCACGAGCTGCTGAAACTGCGGATTAACTCCGCCGCCGAGAGCTTCAAACAAAGGATTACTCATTGCTTACCTCCTTCGGCGTAAGCGCCGCAACTTGCTTTACAAGTGCCTCATACTCCGCCCGGGTCACATAGTCCGCAGTCGGCTGAGCCGGTGCGCTCTGCGCTCGTTCCGTGTAGTCGAGAATGCGCATAGTCGGCATGCCTGCCGCGTCAACGGATTTAAGATAGATCGTTTGCCGTTCGCTGTCCCAAAGCGGAACAGTGTTTCCGGCAGCTACTAAATACGCTTTACCTGCCGCCTCTCCCTGCACCCAGATCATGCCCTGCTGTGCAGGCTGCTGCTGTGCTCGCATCTGCGCGAGGTTGTCCATCATAGGCGGCTGATAATATGGTTGCCCATACATGTTGCCGTAACCGTAAGCCATGATTAATCCTCTCTTTCAAAGTAATAAACCGGCACTTCCTCGCCGCTGTCCCACGTGTCGTAGTAATCGCCGTTTACGACGGCCACGACGTGCCCGGACAGTGCAAGGACATAAACGCCGTGCGGATGTTCATCGGCGAAGGCGGCGACTGTGTAGCACTCCGGGCAAGCATCCGGCAGTATGCGCTGTCTAAAGCCGTTGGCTTTGAGGTAACTTCCCCAGACGCTGTTTCCCGAGGGCATGTCGTGCGCTCTCAGACCTTCAACGCACAAAGCGAGATAGGTCTTTTCCCAGTCCGTTCCCATTGCTTTTGCAATTGCTCTCACTGCGCAATCGCCGACGCGCTTAGCACCCGGATTAGGATTAAAAAACACGAACATTTCGCCGCCTCCTTGTACCTAAAGCTTAATGCTTTTTCGTTTTTCAAGGGGGAAACTAATGTCCGTGTTATGGGGAAAATGGGCGTAAAAAAAGAGGAGGTCTTGCCTCCTCTCAGCTTTTGAAAAGCCGCTCGTAATTATACTCAAGCTTTGTTCGCGCCGTTGTTATTCGTTTACCGACGGTTTTTCGGTCAAGCCCTATTTCTTCTGCTATGTCTATCTGCGGAATTTGCTGAATGAAATACAAATCCGCTATCCTGCTGCCCTCGCGCCCGAGGTTGGAGCAATATATAAGCTCATCCCACTTTTCGCGCGGCAGCATTGCCATGTCCGGCCTGAGCCGTAATCGCGCCTGTGTCATTTATCACACTTCGGCTTATCGTACTCCATAGCCTGCTTGCTGTCGCCCACACCGGCGGTCGTCGGGTCTGTGACAACGCCGAGAATGGTAAGCACCGCGAACAGCGCGTTTACAACGGCCAGCAGCTTATCGCCCAGCGCGTCAAGCTTCAGATCGATGCCGAACACAGCCGCCACCACCTGAATAAGCAGCAGCAGCGCCGGGATTAGCGCAAGCCAAAAGGTTTTGTTTTTAATGCGTACAGTCCAGTTGATTTTCATAAATGTGCCTCCTGTTAATGATGATGATTTTTCATGTCGTTTTCAAGATCGCTTATGCGATGGTTGATTACCTTAATCTGTTCCTCTACCACAGGCATACGCTTTGCAAACTTGTTGTGCTCCCTGACCTCTCGTGTCAGCTCGATCACCTTTGTTTCCATTACCGCCTGAGATTTGTTATTGCTGATAATAACGCCGATAAGCGTCAGCACGCCGGTTATGATAGCTACGACTACACTTTCAACCATTATTTTTTGATTATCCTCTCGCAAAAAATTATCGTCCTTAGCATGTCCTCGGTCAGGTCAACCACGCCGTCGCCCTTGCCCTGAATAACGCCGTCGGACATAAGCTTCTTCACTGTTTCGCGGTAAAGCCCTTCGGGAACGTCGTTGACCGTTTTCCATCTCACCATATCCTCATCCTCGCTTTCTGCTGTATATTTCGGTCTGCCGAAGCCGTAGACCGTGCCGCTGATAAGGCTGTGTTTTACGCGCTGGACGCTGTTCTGATAGTTGCCCTCGATAGTCACAAACGTGCTGCCGTTAACGCTTTCGACAATGCCCGTGTGGCAGGGCAGCCCATCGCGGCTGTCGCGCTGGAAATACTGATCGCCTACCTGCGGCTTGGTGAAAAGCCTCGCCTGTGCCGCGTAATACTTCGCCCAGCTCACGCAGCTTGCGCCGTATGGCCCGGTAAGGCACAGAATATCCTTTGCCTCGCTGCCTGCAATGCGCCAGAAGCACCACGCTACAAAGCTTGTGCACCATTCATAGCCGTTCTTCGGCGTGTTCCAGAACTTTGCCTTATCAAGCTCGGCCTGAAACATCGTGAAGTTGCCGCGCCCGGCGTTATCCGTGAAGCTGTATAAGTCCTTGTCCGATGCCTTTTCCCTGTAGCCTATGTACTTTGCAGCTAACGTGAGCACCTGTTTCGGGGTTATGTTCATGGTTGAAAAATCACCGTCCTTTATTGTCTCGGTGGGCATTTTTTATTTTACCCATCTCGCGCCCTACGAGATGATCTTCAATTTGTGGCGGTTGTAAATCTTCAAGGATAGCTATTCTTTTTTGGGGCTTGTGCTGTCTATCTAAACTGAGCCGCCGCAGTTTTCTTTTTTCAAGCCGCCTATTTATAAGCCCCCGAACGGCAGGGGGCAGTATTGCAAACGGCATTAATGCCGGTCACAAGCTACGCATCCTCCCACGCGCTCGGCAGCGCCGACGCATCGTGTACAACATTATCCTGCAAGCACCTGTGTACCTTGCCGGAAGCGTCCTTGTAGCATTCGCCGGTCATGTACATGCCGCTCGTTCCGAGAGGGGCTACCCATGCTTTAGCCTTGGCCGGGTCGGTTGTGTGACACAGCCCCCATTGCGCGCGCAGGGTGGACGGTCTGCCGCTGTAGTTGGCAGCGTTATACGGCTGGATAAGCGTCCACACCTGACCCTCGTCGGCTACCGGCGTTCCCACAGGACAGGCGCTGTAGTCCTTCGTCGCGTCGAAGTCCGGCACGGCGATTTCCGCGGCTATGATCTCGGTGCCGGTCATGGTGTTCGCCTTTGTTCGCAGGGCTGCGGCATCGTCCGCGCCTTTTTCCTTCATTTTTACGATTGCTTCATCTTTCGTCATATGCTGTTCACACCTTCCTTGTACGCGTTTTCAAGGTCTGCCGAGCTTATCGCGTTTGCCGTGACGGTCTCGATCTCTGTCGGTTTGCCCATCTTAATGGTACATGTGCCGTCGCGGTTGTCGGTGATAACGCCCGACATGCTGTATTCCGAGTTGTCAAACTCGGTCGTGACCTCTTCGGTTATCGGATTGCCGCTTGTGCCCGTCATCGGCTGACCGTTATCGTCAAGCTTCTGCACGATGTCTTTCTGCACGATGCTCCACGGCGTATTGTCGGGCAGCAGCGCAAGAACGTCGGTGTATGTCATTTCAAGTGTTAGCGACTTCGTGTCGCGCCTGTCCCATGTATAGTCGGCTATCCTGCCGTCTATTTTTGCTGGGTATAGTGTGTTGTTTACTTTGATGTAGGTCATTGTGTACCTCCTAAAATATGTTGAAGTTATCATCGAATTTTGCATCGTCGGATGGAAGAACAAGAGAAGGTCGAATGCCTTCTTCTTTGCCAGTGACAGAGGTTAAATATGCCAAACTCCCTGAGGTGTAGACAATAGTAAGGTCATTGGAAAAATCGTCTCGAGTATACCAGCTTGTCGCTTGGCCATTATAGTAACCAATTTTCTTTTTATTGCTCGAAGATGTTTGATCCGGAAAGTAACTCAATGGTACATATGTTTCACCTGACCAGTGACCAAATCCCAAATCAGCTCTGTCAAGGCAAAATATTTTTCGTGGTACTGTTGTTGGCGGATTATATGTTGCACTGGCACGGCTAATTAACGGGAGATTAATTTGTTTAATCAGTGACTGAATATGGGGTTCTAATAATGGGAAGAATGTGTTTCTTAGATAGTTATCGACTTTTGAATACTCATAATAATATCTATATCCACCGGCTTCGTCATTTGTTTCATATGCAAACTCAATAAGGGCATAAATATCTTTCAACAATAACCATGTACCATTACAAGTATCATCGTAATACGCGGGTGTTAGATTACCTTGATGCACAACAAGCCATTCTTTGCGAACTCCGCCGACGTTCATATACACACTCGACCCAACTGCAAGCTCTCCAACAGGCGTTCCAAAGCTTATATCATACCCCGTACCTCCAATAAGCGTCCGGCCTTTCTTGATGTCATAACCGGTACCGCCGATTAAGGTTCTACCGCTTTTGATATCATAGGAAGTACCATTGATTAAAGTTTTGTGTGCCATATCCGCGCCCCCTTAGCCGTACACCCAGCATATTTGCCCGTTTACAGTCGGCGTCGATTCCGCGCTTGCAAAATACTGATTGCGCAGCGCAGGTGTGCCGACGGCGATGGTGTCGGTCGCGTATTTTGCTTTGTTGACCGTCTGGCTGCCGATGTTGGATGTGTTTACGGCAGTTGACGCATTCTGCTTCGCGGCTATCGAATCCGACAGTTCCTTGTCCGGCGATATCCACGTATACCCCGTAGCTTCTGCCGCCGTGCAGTACCACACGCGCTTGTTCGTTTTGTCTATGTACTGCTGCCCGACGCTGCCAACAGTCGATGCAGTCGGCGGCGCGGTGCCGATGATGGGTTCGGGCAGATTTTCAAGCGCATCGTAAACTGCACCCGAGGTTATCGGGTTTGTGCTGCCGGAAGTGGGAGCGCCGTCAAAAGTGAGGGCGTTCTGCTTTGCGTTCCACTTTGTTCTTTCAGCCTCCGTGATGTGCTTTGTTGTGCCGGCAACGTGAGTTGTAAGGTTGCCCTGCACTGCTGCCGCCGCGCCGCTTGCATCCGCTCCGACCATGCTCGCGGTGTAGTCGCCGCTCTTAGGTACGACAGCGCCCGAGCGCCCGTTGAAGCTCGTCACGCCGCCACCGGCAGCTCCCATTGCGGCCATAGCATAGTACTTGGCGTTGTTCGTGTCCTCACCGGTACGCGTCCCCGTGCCGCCGACTGCCCAGCTCTCGGATAATTTGCCGTTTGCCGCCGCCGAGGCCGCTGCCGTTTTTGCTCCGGCCTCGTATTCTGCCGACGCATCCTCGGATAAAGCCGCCGCCGATGCAGAGCTTGCCGCCGCTGATGCAGAGCCGGAAGCCGATACTGCTGCGCTTTCTGCCGCCGACTGTGCGCTCTCCGCTTTGCCTTGAGCTGTCTCCGCCTTGCTCTGCGCCGTTTCCGCCTTGCTCTGTGCAGTCTCGGCCTTGGCCTGTGCCGCCTCCGCTGCCGCCTGTGCGTCCTCAGCCTTGCCTTGCGCCGCTTCCGCAGCGCCCTGCGCATTCTTTGCCGCCTGCGCCGACTGTGCCGCCGCCGACTGCACCTGCGCCCAGATGGGCAGTGTGCCGGTCGATACGTCCTCATAGCCCTCATAGCCCTTGCGTATCTTGCCGACCGTCGCCCACACCGTAGGTATCGCGACCGTGTTGGCGTTGTCTGCGCCGTACACGCCGACCATAAGTATCTCGTCGCTTTTCTCAAGGCATTCCTGCGGAATGGAGCAGACGTTGTTTTCCCAATACGAATCGAGCACGACCTTTGTAACGTCGCCTGCCGTGAATATCGCGGTTCTGCTTATTCCCGAATGCCAATCGGCTGAAAACTCGAATTTTATCTTTGCATTTATCATGCCGCTGGTCAAGGTTTCGTTTTCCGTCACCGTCGCCAGCGCTTTGCCGATCATGATTGTTGTCAAAAGGCTTTTCCTCCTTTTTTGCTTCTTGATTTCAGCATAACAAAAGGAGGCAGGGCTTATTAAGCCCCACCTCCGCATGTTTTTTAACTTTCGTTGTCCTCTTTGCGCTTATAATATTCCTGCGCATGGTCGATTATCCCCTGCGCCGGGTTTGAACTCTTATAGGCTGCTGCTTCCCATTTCGCAAGGCTGCTCTCGTTATTGACTTCGTACTTAGCGATATGGTCTGCGTATTTGTATACATAACTGAGCATGTATGCCTTTTCGGCATCGGATGCGCGAGAATATGTGCTGCTGTTTATTATCTTTGTTGCCAGATCATAAGAGGTTTGCCCCTTAACTGTTGCATACTTCACATATTCCTCAGCCGTCAGATATTCGCCGTTGATTTTTGTGTTTGTTTTCGCGCGGCTGGGATATACGGAGGTTTCGCCCAGATCATAAAGCCGTTTGAGTTCGCCGTCTATCTCGGTGCTGCGCTCCTTCTTGACGTATGCCGGATTTACAAAGTTGTTGAGCACCCTCTCAAACAGGTTGCCGGTTTCCTCTGTACGCCCCCATGCGTCAATGTACGGTATCTGACTGAAATCATAAAGCGGTATCTTGTTGGCGATTTTGCCCCACATATATTGCAGCTCAGAGCCGACATTGCTGTTGCGGTCAATATACGTTGTTTCTCGCTGATTTTCTCCAAACGCTCTTTCGGCCTGCCCGAACAGCGTCGGGAAATACTGTGATATGTAGTTTGTCGCCATGCTCGTTACGATTTTGAACGAACCCTGTCCTTGCTTTATGTAGGCAAGGTTATCAAACAGATCGTTGACGCTTTGAAGCATTGACATTTCAAACATGGGCGTACTGAGGCTCATGACGGAACTCATAAGGTTCTGAACAAAGCCGTTATCCTCGCTTTTGCCGCTGAGCGAATTGTACAGTTCAACGCCCACGAATAGCGGCATGCTTTCCGGCGCGAGCCAGTCAAGCGTGATGCTTAGACCGCCTATGTTAAGCGCATAGTTTTGACTTCCGCCCAGCTCGTCAAACTTGTTTTGTTTATCGTCGTCTCCGGGGCTGCCGCTGAATAATCCCCACGACGCCAGAAGAACACCCAAGCCAACAAGCGCAGTGCCAGTCAGCCCGGCTGAAACGTCGTCGATAAACTGTGCCGGTGACATTCCGTTTTCTGCATCGCCGTTTACATACGCCTTGACTTTCTTTGTGTCAACGGCGAGCGACTTTATAAGCCCTACGGGCGAGTATTCCACCGCTCTCACGAGTATGTTTGCCGGTGTTTTTTTGAACGGCAAAACGCCCTCTATTAGCGCGGAAGCGATCTTGTTATCGACCTTGCCGAGCCTGCTGACCATTGCCGAAAATCTGTTTGTGTCGCGGTAAGTCGCTTTCTGGGCTTCCTTTATCGCAACGGTCTGAGCTTTTATTATCGTGCTTTCGGGTACCTTGCCGGTGTTGAGCTGTTCGGCGGTTATGCCGTTTGCCTTGTACCATTTCGCGAGCGCGTTGGCGTATGCAGGTTTACAAAACCATGCGTCCTCCGCGTCAAGCAGGTTTGAATTGCCCTTGCGTGCCGCCTCAAGGATTTTGGTTTTGTAAATCGTCCTTTTCTTGTCTATACCCTGGAATGTATCGACATACTTGCCGCCCGAGAGTATAGTCTCCTGCACCGCTTCATAATCGGTCATTGCATATTTTATAAGTGCCACGTCATTTGCGTTATTGCGGTTGAGCATGGCTTTGCTGCGCTCTATGCCTCCGTTTACTTTGCTGTCGGCGACATTTTCAAGGCCATATGCTATGGTGTTTTTGACTGCCCTGACCGGCACGAAAAATGCGTTGCCCACGATGTTTCTGACATGTGTACGAGGATTGCCCAGCATAGCGAGGTATCTGAAATTGTTGAGCTTTTCATACCATGTCGCGTCTATCTGCTGTGCTACGCTCTGCTCGATTTTCGCCCACGCGGTTTTTATGCCGTCCTCGTCGCCGCTTCTGAGTGCTTTACCGTACTCGTCATACAGCACCTTGTCAACGTGTATATCCGCTTTGTTGTCCTTGTATTTCTCGTTGAGGTCTTCCTCTATAGTCTCAACGGACTTTGCGGCAAGATACAGTTTGCATTCGGGAGAGAGCTTGTTGAGTATGCGCATCGCCTGCAAAGACTGCGCCGTGTTCGTTGAGTTCTTCACCATAAGTGAGGCAATATCCAGCGCGGTTGCATAATCTCCGCTGTTGACGGCATTGTTGTATAGGGCAATGCCCATAACGGTATTGTCCTTCGATACCTTACCGGCATTTATCTGCGCCTTGTAATCGGCAAGCGCCTGTTCCCAGCCGTTAGCCTCTATCGTGATCTCGGCTTTTTTGAGCGCTGCCTCGTCGGAATAGGCTATGTGTGAGAACTTACCCTGTGCCGCGTCCTCGCGCAGTGCGTCGGAAAACTCTGCCGGAGTAACGCCGCTGTTTGCGAGTGTGGAAACATGCTTGCTCGTGAGCTTGCCGTTCAGATCTTCCTTGGGTATCTCCTGCGGCGCTCTGTGCTGCTGCTCGGCAAGGTTTGCTTCCTGCTCTCGGCTTATCGGATGCAGCGCGTTGTTGCCCTTGCCCTGAGCCTCAGTTACCCAGCGCTCGCCTCTTGTTTCCTCGCCCGTGAACTCCGCCGAAGCCGCACCCATGCCTTCGGGCAGCGAATTTTCTGCCGTTCTATCCTTTACCCTCGTAAGGACATTGTCCAAAGCCTTGATATTGACATAATCGCTGAGTTTTCTGTGTTCCTCTGCATACTTTCTGCTAAGCAGGGTAAAACGATTTCGGGCTGTCGCTATGGCGTTTTTGTCTCCGCCGTTCTCTGCCGTTAGCACTTCCTGACGTGCCGTGTTAAGCTTTTCGGCAATGCCGCTGACCTTGTCATACTGGCGCTTATAGTCCTTTATAAGGCCGCGCTCGTTCTCGTTTGCCGCGTCCTCGTTTGTCGCCTGAGCAAGCATAGTTTCGTTCTGCCGCCGCAGCTCAGTAATGCTCTCCGGCTCGCGGGAGTAGCGGATATCGGAGTTACTCTCGTCAAATGTGCCGATGTTGTCAGTTGCCGACTTGATTTGATTTGGCTCAAAGACAACGTAAAGGTTTGATTTTTCGCCCTTTATGATTATGCCGTCGCAGCCTTGCATTTCCGCTTCATTAAGATATTCAGAACGGTGATCGTCATATTTTTCAGCCGGAGCTTGCACATAGTCTCCATAGGCAGTAACCTCATAGGGCTTTTGAATGGACAAATATGCTTCAACAACTCGGCCTTTGCCGTCCTCCCCGGCCAGCTTCGCATAGCTTTCGGCGCTCTTTCTGCTTGACGTGAAGAAAAAGCCGCCCTCACCCTGTACATAGTTTTCACCCTGCCGTGATTTGTCGAATGTGTTGAAGTCACTCCCCGTTCCGTGATATACAATTTTCGGTGTACCATCGGAATTTGTCACTTTGCTGTTGCCAAACCAGCGCTTAAACTGCCGGCTTTCGGTAACATCTTTGATTTTCAGCTTGACAGGAGAGTTAACATCTCTTATACTTGATACAAAGCCATCGCTTGTGTTAGGCATCTTAGGCACTGTGACCTTTGAACCCTGATATAATGCGGTGGCTTTTGCTTTATCTAAATAGAACACATGCGGCTCAGTCGATTTGTGATCATTAAGTGCCTTAGTAAGCAGGTTTGACACGGCGTTTTGCCGGCCGTATATGCTGGTCACGGCGTTGCTGTCTATCTTTACTGTGTTTTGAATTCCAAATCCATCAATATATACCGGCGCAACGACTGTTTTTCCGTCTTTCGTGAAAGGAAGAAGCGCAATAACGCTTGTTCCCTTCTGTGTTTCGGATGCAATAATTGCAACAGGTTGCTCAAGCGCAGAAGGGAGTTGCTTTAACAATGCTTCTCCTATGTGGTGTTCGGAATTTTTGGTGCCGTTTATTGCATAATCCACATGACTTTGATTTATAGTCATCGGCAGCGAGTTAAAGCCTACCTTTCTAAACGCAGTTGGTGTAGCACCGATTACTAAAGTGTCGTATTTAGGTATCTTCCCTGCTATCCAATCATCAACCTGTTCAGCGAAAGGCTTTGAATAATCATATTTCAACGGTTCACTCGAATGCTTTTTACCATTCACCCCACTTTTCGGCGGCGCTCTGCCTTTGTTCGCGGTCTCGGCGGTGTGCTTGCGGAAACTCTCCTGCACCTTGCCGTAGTTTGCGCTGTCGTGCTCCGTTCCGGCAAAGATGTTTATCTTGCCCAGCGCGTCGCAGCACATTTCCTCAAACGCTTCGGTCTCGCTTATCGTGTCGCCGTATGCGTGTCTGTAGACCTCAACGGCGCTGCTAAGCTCCTTCTCCGAGAGGTCTGAAAGCATGGCACTGCGCAGCTCGTCAAGGCTTATATCGCCCTGCGCTATCGCCGCATGCCCCATCTCGTGGCGCATTATCTGCTCTGCGGATATGTCGGGATGGTCTGAGCGCACCATAACGGTCTTGCTCTCGGTATCGACCATGCCCCTGAACTCACCGCCGCTGTCCTTGATATTGCCGCCCTCGAAATATGTGACGTTATAGCCGTAGCTTCTTGCAAGCTCACGGCCTTTTTTCATGCTCTCGGTGTCCTCGCCGGAGTAGTAGACGTTCTCCTGCTCTACGCCGTTATAGACTACTTTTTGCCCAGTTTTGCCTTGAGCTGCGCTATAACCGCTTTGTCTGCCGCTATCTGTTCCGGTGTAAGCTTCGACTGTGCCTCTTTCCACTGAGGGTATTTGTCCTTCGGTATTCTGACCGTTAAGCCGTTGGCCGCTGTCGCGTAAACGTACTCCATTACTGTTTACCTCCTGTGTGTTTATCTGGTTGTTTACCTGTGTGCTTACATTATCACCCTGCACCGTCGCATTGTCAACCGCCGCCTGAGTTGTAGATGCACCCATGTTATATGCTATCTCCGCCTGTGCGCGGTTCAGAACGGGCACTTTGGTAAGCGACTCTTTGTTCGCGCCCTGCTGCCCCATCTGATACACAGCATCAAACGCCATTTCAAACGCCTCGGGAGACTCGACGGGGGCGAGATCGTATGTTCTGCTTATAACCTCCGGGGAGCCCGTATATCGCTCTGCCATGCTGTTAACAACGCTGTTCTTTGCCGCCGTTGTGCGGATGTTGGCAACTGCGCCGCTCCTGGACATGGTATTCACAGCCTGCTGCATTACCGGGCTGCTGTCTATGATGCTCTGCTCCGCTCTCGTCAGTTTTTGACCGCTTGCAGCCTTGGCAATGACCGTCGCGGTGTTATCGTCAACAAGCGTACCGCTGCGCTCAAGAGCACTGCGCACTGCCGGTGTGTCTCTCTCAGCCGTTATGAGCTGTTCAAGGTTGGCAGTCTCCTTGTCGCTCAGGTTTCTGTTGCCTCTCTTTGCGCTGCTGTCAAGGATGTTCTGATATTCTGCGGCGGTCAACTGTGCCCGAGAACCCTGTTCGGATGCAAGCCCGGCGTTTACAAGCTCGCGTTGATAATTTTCATACGCTCTCTGCTGCGCGTTCTCGGCGCGATACTGGCCGCTTATAACGTTCGTTCCTGCGCCGAAAAGGCCGAGAGTGCTGCCGATGATGTAGTCCTCGAGCATCTGCTCTGCGTCCATGTCCTCGCCCAGGTCAGACCAATCGCCCTTACCGTCATCCAGCTTGAACACACGGTCTGCAACAGGGTTCAGGATATCCGAGAGGACTTCCTCTAAGCCTTCTTCGTTCGCGCCGACAATGACCTTGAGCGCCGTGCGGCCTTTGTCCGTCTTTGCCAGTCGGTTTACAAGACCGTTAACAAGGCTCTCGTTTTTGATAATGCCCTTGCCGTATGCGACTTTGGAAGCAGCGCCGAAAAGCTTCTCTGTAAGCACTTCGATTGCCGCGCTCTTTAAACCAAATATCTGCTGCTCACCCTCGCTCAGGCCGCGCTGCTGTGCGTCCAGTGAGGCAGAACCGTATGCGCGTCCTGCCATTGCTGCAATACCTGTGCCGGGGGCAACAGCGTTAAGCAGCGCGTCACCGGCAAACTGTGCGCCTGCTATGCCGAAGTCAACAACGCCCTGGCCGAATTTGCCCAAGCCCTGCTTTGCCTCCTGCTCGTACTCATACGCACGCTTTGAGCTTTCCTCGGCGCTTTCCAGCAGCTTTTGCTTGAAATCTCCGGCCCAGCCGTCATTAAAGCTTTTTATCTTCTCCTGCTCCGCCTTGCGCTGCGCCTGTCCCGGCCTGACCTGCCTGCCCTCTTTTTTCGCAGTCTTGGCCTCGTTTATTGCCGCTCGTGCGCTCTCACCCATTGAAAGATTGCCGGTTGGGGACATAACATCCGCGCCCAGCTTCTTGTAGGCCGCGCCCGATGAAGAAAGTGCGCTTTTTAAAATCGCCTCGCCCTTGAAGTTGCCCGTGGGCGTAGACGTAAAAGCCCTTTGCGCCGATGCTCTGCCAAGCGGTCTGCCGGTGTCGGCGGGCTCAAAGCGGCTGCGAGGTGTCGCCGTGCCCTTTACCGGCCTGTTCGCCGCCGCGCCTGTTTTTCCGTCGCCGTATGCTTTCGTGTATACATACGCCGGGTTATTGGCCATAAGCGCATCTGCGCTAAGTTTATTCCTGCTGCCGAGATCGTTTCGTATCTCATCGATCTGAGAAAGTACGTTCGATTTGGAATTGCTTGCTCCTATTGGCTTTTTACCGGCAGAGCCGGAGGCGCTGTTTGTTTTTGCGGTTTTATAACCAGCGGCTATCAAATTGGCTTTTTCGGCATAATCTCTCACTGCGTTTTGCTGCCGCCTTTTTACTTCGGCCTTTATTTCTTCCCGGTTGATTTTTTTAGCCATTCATTATACCTCGCATTACCCTCTGCCCATCTGCGAATAAAGTTTACGTTTGAGAATACTGATATCATCGTTGGTAAGGTCTGATTCCTTCTCCCATGCGTCCAGCAAACTATCAACGCTCGTATATTGATTACCGTTCCACTTGAAAACGCCCTCGTCGGGTTGATAACTAAGCTGCCGCACTTTCTTGACCGAAACACTTCCGTCCTTATTGACCTTATAATCCTTATCGCTCGGATATGTTCTGCTGCTTCCACCGCCGCCGCCTGAGCCGCCGCTCCTGCCGCTTGCACTCTGCGCCGCCGCCTGCTGCTGATAGTAGCTCATGAGGGAGTTGATATATGACGGGTCATAGCCTGCCGTGCTTATAAGCGCCTGAGATGGCGTGCCGCCGGCTGCAATGATTGCGTCTATCTGGCTCTGCGCAAGCTTCTGGGCATCCTGCCGCCTGTTGTAATTGCTCTCGCTCAGCTGCATGTCCTGATTCCACTTGTCGATAAGCTTGTTGTATTCCTGCTGATCAAGCGTGTTGTTCATGTTCCAGTTGTTGAGGAACCGCTCGTAATCGGTTGCATCCGCGCCGGAAACGAGGCCATACAGGTTGCCGAGATTGCTTATGTTATCCTGCTGCTGCTGATATGCCATGCTTGCCGCAGCCGCAGCCGCCTGATACGCCATTTCGGCATTCGCGACTTCCTGCTGGTAGCGCTGGAAATCGACCTGATCGCGGTCAATGTACATGCCGTAGAGGTCTTTCATATTCTGCCCTTCATCACGATATTTGCCGTATGCTCTGTCGTAGAACTCGGGTAGCATCTCCGTTACCTTTTGCAGATACGCATTGTACATCTGCTGTCCTACGGCCTGTGAATAGGTTGAGCTATAGCCGCCTGTTAGCGCTGCCGCCTGCCCCATTGTATCTTCCATTGCAAGCTGTCCCTGCTTGGTGTATAGGTCTTTATACTGCTGATACAGGGGGTCAAGCTCTTCGTTGTAACTAAATTCCTCACGGTTGAGCAGTTTATTCAAAAGCTCGTCTATCTGCGCGTCATACTGTGGATTGTACGTCGGTGCAGAATATCCCGGCATGGAAATAGTCGGAGCATTAGTTATTGCATCGGTAATAGAACCAAGGATTTTGTCCAAATCTTCGGAATACTTAGAGTTGTAATCCGTCGATGGTGTGTCTTTGCCGGTGTCGCTGTAGCTTCCATATTTGTTGCGAAGCTCTAAATTCATGTTATTACCGAGGATTTTTGCGTTTCCTTTTCGCTCATCCTCTCTCGCGCCCTCTATGTCTCCGGCAGCAAACTTTGCATCGGCGCTGAGACCGTAGTCTATAGAATTGCTGTAGCTTGTGCCGTTGTAGGTACCGCCGGTGGTTCCATAGGGGTTTGCATTGCCCATATTAAGATTAAGGCCGTTAGCCTCTCCCTTTGCGCGCCTCAAATCCCATGCTTTAGCTGCTGCCGCCGTGTCGCCTTTTGCAACAGCTGCATTTATGTCCGCTTGGTAGTCGTGATCATTGTCAAAATAAAATACGTTATTATTTTCGTCTTTCCATGCTTTCCATGTAGGCATATAAACCCTCCGTTAATCCTGTGCTTTTCCGACTGCTATGTACATCACCGTGCAGCTCCCGGCCTCGTCCGCTTTGGGAAGCGAGGCGGTAAAGCCGGTCTTGCTAACGTTGTCGGATTTTATCGTTATATTGCGGTCTGAAAACGGCTGAGAGCAGATAACAACGGGCTTGTCTGCAAACTTCGCCTTGCTTCCAAAGCTCACGCTCACCGACGTGTCGCTCTCTGTGCCGTATGTCATTTGGAATGTGCCGTAAGCAACGTTGCTGTCGGATGAGACCTCGGCAACAACAACGCTGCTGCTCGTGCTCGTCTGGCTGCTTGTGTCACTTGCCGCGCCCTCGACGTTCAGCCACACCGAGAGGCTTTCGGCGAGCTGAGCCGTATATCGGTGCAGCTGAGTTACCTTTTCCTCGGATGTGCCAAAAATTCGAGGCGGCTGAGGTATTACTATCATTTGATATCCGTGCCTCCCTCAAACTGTTTGCTGAAGCTGTATAGCCGCACCGTGCCATGACCCGAGAGCTTTATTCTGAAATGGTCGCAGCGCTTAGGCTTGACAGGAACCATGAATGTTGTCGTGCCCTGTCCTTTTATGCGGCCTTGCTTTTCCCAAACACCGGAGCTGTCATATTCAATGTAGATCATCATCTCCGAGCCTTTGGGCAGCATCATGCGCAGATTAAAGCGGCTTATGTACTTCTGCCCGGTGTAGTTATAGCCCTGCAAGCCCGTTATGGCTTCCCACTCAAATGCGGCCTCTTCATTCCCGGTTTTCGTGTAGTCGGATATAAGGTTTATCGCGTATCCGCTGCTGTCCTCGGTGACGAAGAATGTTTCATTGTTTATTGAGAAGAATGCAAGCGCGTGCTTTTCATCTTCCTTGTGCCACAGTCCGCGCTTTGTGTCGTACACGAACAGCGACCATTTGCCGCTTGTGTCCTTGAGGGATAGATAATACTTGCCGTTTGCACTGCCGCCCTCAGCCGCAACGTAATACACATTGCCGAGAGGCGCGCCGATGTCGTATGCCTGAGTGCCGTCAAACGCCATCACGCCGCCGCGAGACTTGTAATAGCAAACATCATCTATCACAGTGACCGAACCGCTGCACCCCGTCTGAACGCCCTGCACGGTCTTATCTATGATTTGATGTGCGCCGGAGCTGGATATGTAGACCTTGTGATAACAGTTTTCCTTGAAGAAAATTAGGTTGCCGCCGATGTTTGCCACGCCTGTAAAAGCGCCCGGAGTGCCTATAGATGCACGGTATGCGTCGGTGCTAACGCCCTTGTAGGTTGACCATCGGGTTTCATCGCCTAACTTTGATGCGTATATCTCATTTACATTCGTTTTCTCGGCATCTTCGGATGCTTCATAGTTATATCTGCATCCCCAAATGCGGTTTTGCGCCTGCACAACAAAATCAAGGTCTGGCGCATCCCTATAAAGCTTTATGCTGCCTGCTGTCTGGTTAAAGTCTCCGGTTACGATATCAACGAATACATATATAAGCTCGACCGTGTATGACTTTGTGCCATCGGCCGCCGTTGTCTCGTTGGTCTTATTGATAACTCGCTTTGTCGGGGTATGCTGCCCTTCAAACTTTGCCGAGTTATCGTCCTCGGAGAACGTCGCGTCGGTAAAAGATATCTCTATCGTGTCACCGCTATCGATGCTGATTTTGTTTATTGCCTTTTCGGTCATTGTACCCATCGGCAAAACGATACGTGCCTTTATGTCGCTTGTCTTAGCCCATGATCCGGCAATGTACTTTTTCCACACCGCGCCGGTATCGGTGCTCGACGTGTCAAGCCACAAGTCACCCGTTTTAGGGCTGGACGGCGCTGTTGCACTCTTGGTAAAGGTCACTGCTTCGCCGTCTTCTGTGCAAGCCGTAAATTTTATCGGTGTATCCGTCGTGGCCGTCGCCTCGATAGACTTATACAGCTTTTCATACTCGTGATTTTCCGTTGTATCTGTTGCCGTGCCGCTCTCGCTTCGAATACTCAGCTTATCGGGATAAATAACGAGCTTATTGGAGAAAAACATCATCTGCTTTGTGTTTTCCGATATGCTGATTGAGTTATCTACCACACCGTCTACCGTTAATAAAACCTTTTTGGTTGTGGTATATGTACCGGTGCCGCGATAGATTTTGTAAATCCCGACTCCGCTATCGGCGGTCTTGCCGACAACGTAAAGATTTGAGTCAACGTCGGCGATCATGCCGTATATCGCGGTAAATTTCCCGGCAGCTATAATGCTCCTTGCATCGCGATTACCCATGAGCGGGTAGTAATCGCTCGTGAGGTTTTGCATATCGTAAAACTCGCCGTCGCCGATTTTGTAGTTGTGGTTATAGCCGCCGAAGGTATCAACGACTGTTTCAACCGTGCTGCTTTCGGGTATAGTTATATATGTCGGCATGCCGTCCTCCTAAAATCTGAAATGCGTCAGTTTCGGCAGCGGTCTGTGCGCCGCGTCATACGCCTGCGCAAATCGTGTGTAACCATCGTTGTAAAACAGAACGGCCTTGTTGTACTTGGCATCCTCGCCGTTCTGCTGCGCTATCTTGGCCTGTAGGTAATTAACATAGATATCTTCTGCATACGGCTCGGGAACCAGCAAATCGGTCGCTATGTCCTCTGCTGCATACTCAGGCTTTTCAAACTTCTCTGCGCCCTCGTGCGTGGCTATCAGGTCTGTATACACCATCTGGTCAATAGTCAGCAGCCATCGTACCTTTTCGGTTTCATCGTATGCGTTAGGCGTAAGCTTATCGGTAATGTCTATTGCTTCTGCAATTGTCATATTGTTCTCCTATTAAAATAGCCGCCATGAGGCGGCTGTTATTTTTGATATTAATTAGTGCGCGGCAAACTTCATCTCGTCGATGTGCTCGTCGAGCATGCGCTGAGCGTAGTTTGAGCGCTCGATCTCGTCCGCGACTTCTTTCGGGACGAGGCTTGTTTTGCCTTTGGGCAGCAGATAGTTTTTTCCGTTTATCGATACAAACAGATCGGGGTCACTGTTTCTGTCGCCTCTCGGTATAAACATTTCAACTCTTTCATCTTCTGTTTTTTTAGCCATGTTTCGCTCCTCTCAGGCGGAGGGGCAGAGTGTTCCGCCCCTCCCGGGATAATTACTTGTTTTCTTCGTCAGTCGCGGAATACGAGCTGACGGACATCACGCGGAGTACGCGCTCAGGGTAAAGGATAGTTGCGCCGTTGGTCTCGAACTTGTAACCGATGGTGCTGAACTGGTTAAGAGGACCGCCGATTTCGTCCTTGTCATGGGCGATCATCTCAAGGCCGCCGCCCTCGGGGTCAATAATGCCAAAGCCGTCCTTGCCGAAGAAGTAAGTCGCATAAGTAACGCCTTCGGACTTATTCTTGTAGGTAGCGCTACTGGAATACTTGTAGCTCGCGCCGAGAATAGGTGCATAGGTATCCTCGATGAAACGGCAGCCGTGCAGCTCGCCGATTTCGCCGTTGAAGATCTCGGAGGTAGCTGCATACTTATGCACTTCAATCCATTCCTTGCTCTGGCGCAGGTCATACGCAACAGAGGGATGGATAACAGCATAGTATTTGCCGTTTATCTTGGGCACACGGTCTTTCTTGAGCTTAGTAACGGCCTTGTTTACCATGGTGGGGGTAAGCAGTGCCCAGCCGTCAGGAGTCGAGCTGCCGCCGCTGGAAGTAGTGCCGCCTGCGCCCATAGTTGCCGGGGAAGTAGGAGTAGAAACTTTAGTGCCGTCCTCGGTGACGTTATCGCAGTACATTACGTTAGTGCCGACAAGCAGCGCATCACGGATAAGGGTTTCCTGAGTAGCCGCAGCGGATGCGCCCATTTCCTCGGTCGCTGCAAGAATGACATCGTCATATGCGCGCATCTCGAGCTTATCGGTGATAGAGGTGTAAGTGCCGTACTGCGTGATAGATGCCGTCAGCTTGGTTGCACCAAACTGCTGACCGGTGGGGATAACGCCTTCCTTAAGCTCAGTCGCCTTTGCAAAGGTGTTAAACTTACGCCATTCAACAGTGGTGCCGCCGTTCTTGGGCAGTCTCTGCTTGCGGCCAAACTGCGCATAGAACATCTCAACTCTGGCATTTTCGAGCAGCTCAGTGTCATAGAACGTCTTAAGTTCGGGTGCCATCGTGTTAGTGGCAGGGCTGGCCGCGACGGCCTCGCCGGTGTATGCGTTGGTGTAGTTGGAGGTGCCGTTGCTTACAAGGGTGTTAACAACGGTGCCTGCATCTGCAAAAATCTGAATCCAATTAAAATTGATCATATCGTTTCCTTTCATGGTCATAGGCCACGCGGAAACGCTCAAGGCTTAAAACTGCCCGGGATATATCTTTTCACCCGATCTAATCCGGGCTTTCAACGCCTCTCTCTGTTCCCTCGTGGCGTTTCTGTAATCAAACGTCTGAATGGAAGCGTTAGAGGACTTGGGAACGCCGCCCTCACTCGGGCGCGATCTATTCGACTGCACAGCATTTGACACCTGCTGCACCGATGCTTTCAGCGCTGCCTGCCGTATGCTTTCCTTTATTTCATCACGATGCACAAGCTCATATGCATCCTCGAGGGAAAACATCAGGTCAGGCGCGGTCAAGCGTCGGAATGTAGGGTTGTCCAGCTCTTTCCGCAAATCAAAGTTGGGGTATTTTTTCTGAAGCTCAACGGCCTGTGCGTTCATCTTGCTCAGATGCTCCATAAGCTTCTGCTCGTTGATAAACTGCTGCTTTTGCGCTTCTGCTGCTCTTGCAACAGCCTCGGAGCGCTCGAGCTGCTTTGCTACCTCGGTCGATACACCCAACTCCATTGCACGGTCTTCGTAATACTCGTCATCATCCGCGACCGCCTTTGCGATTGCGTCATAATCTCCCGAGTCTACGCCGTACTTTTTGGATAGCAGCTGCAACGCCGGAGCAAGCTTCTCAAGCCCCTCGGCATCCGCCTTATACTTCGTCTTTGCCGATGAAACTACTTTCTGCATCTCCCGGTTGTAGTCGGGGTCTGCCATGATTTCATCCCATGTAAGCCGCTTTGCTGTGTCTTTAGTTTCTGTTGCCTCTATGGCTTCCTTTGGCGCAGCGGCGGCCTGCGCATCGGCTTTAGGCTGATTAACAGCCTTGCCATATTTCGCCCGTCCGAGTTTTTCCTTAGGCACTCCAAGCTCTGCGAGCCTGTCAGCCGTGGTTTTCGGTGCTGTCTGTTCGGCGGCAACAGACACATTAACGCCCGTGTTCTGCCCGGCGGCGGCAGATGTTTCGCCCGAAGTGGCTGCACCGCCATCGCCGGTACCGTCCGCGAATAGCTGCAACCAACTGAATTTGTTGTGCATTTACATGCCTCCTATTTATTTGCCCGTAGGTGGACAAGTCCGTCGTACCGCCTGCAGGGCTCGAACCTGCATCTCTATCTCTCCGAGCGTTTTACCGTTAAACTAAGGCGATATACAAAAGGGGCGGAGAAGGGGGAACTCCGCCCGTAAGAAAGGAGATGTAGCAGACTATTACAGCCGCCGCCTGCCAGGGCGACATCTTAAAGGAGGTGAACTTGCTGTCTCATGCAACCCACGTTTTCAGCATAGCATTTACTTATGCTTTGCTTTCAGCCCCACCTTGCGCACTTTTTTTAGTTTCTGTGAAAATTTTTATGTATTCTGGGTATTCCTGCATCAGCAACACAAAGCCCTTGACTATTACCGACATTTCAATGACCGCCACAGGGTCATATTCAGTCAGCTTTATTCGCGCTTTGCCGTCGGATATATCAATTTCCGTGATATCTTTGGAACTTTCCTGCAAAATAGCCGCTGCCGTGCGCACAAGGATCGTCGCAGCCGCGCATATCAAATCCTCGCCTTTGGGCGCAGACTGCGCATGCCCTTCGATTTCTAATTCGAATGTGCTGCCGGTGCTGTTTACGCATACGTTTATCATGTTATCGCATATCCTCCATCAGGCATTGCCGCCTCGCGCGTCTTTGCCCGGGCGTTAGACACCTGTGCATGTTCGCGCTTTGCCGGGTCTTCTGCAAGCTGTATATTCGCCTGCGGTGTGCTGATCTGTACGTTAGCCTGCTGCGCTATAGCCTGTATCTGTGCAAGCGACTGCGCATCACCGCATTTGGCCGCAAGCAGTGCCGCGACTTGCAGTACCGTATTAAATCGGTCAAACAGTGTGCCGTTCTGCTTGATGGTCTTTCGAACGTTGTCGATGCTGTCAAAATCCATCATCGTAAGGCATGCAAGCGCCTGGTCTGTCTGCTGCGGATTGAAGAATCCGAGATTATAAAACTGCAAAGCCAATTCATTATTTGACATCTTGGTGTATGCCGTGCGCTTTTGCGGAACGACGTTGATATCAAATTCCGGCACACGCTGCCCGATATCGTATCCGGCAAACATCTGTGTCTGCGGCTTTATGTGCTCGTTGGAATAGCTTAAAAACAATTCCTCGCCGCCGTCGCCCAGAATGCGGAACTGACGCGGCGCATCGTAAAACTGCCTTATCAGCTCTATGACAAGATAGTTTAATTCGCTGTATGCCCTGTAGCTTGCCTTGGTGCTGTCTCTGCTGCCTTTGCCGCTGGCTTCCTGCAATGCTGCTATTGCGCTTGCAGCCGTTACTCCACTGCTTGTCGTGCCTGTCGCAGTTTCCGTGTTACCGCTGGTTTCGCGCAATTCGTTGATGCTAAGCTGCAGCATGCTAATATAGTTACCGTCAAGGTTATCGTGCGTAACAGGCTTTAGGTTATCGTCGTTTAAACTGCCCTCGACGTTTATGATGGTTTCATTCAGGTTCGTAAACTGCTCAACATTCACGCCGCAGTTGGCTTTCTTAAAGTACCTGGGTTTTGCGCCGACCATTGCATTTTCCACATACGCCGTTTTCATCAGGTCAATTTCCGTCTGCGGCGCTTTGCACAGGTCTACATAGCCGTATCCGCATGGGCTGCCTTCAATGGGAAACAGCGTGTCAAACACATACGGGTATTTGCTGTGGTCATACCAGCCGGTCATTGCACGGTCAGGGTCATTTTCCGTCGCATAAAGCACTGTGCCCGGAACAAACAGTATGTAGTGCAGCACACCGTTTTTGTGATAGTACGCACTGATAACAGGCACTTTGTCCGTAGTGTCTACATGGTCATCGTATCTGTATTTGCTGGTTATAAAATCATGCGGTATATTCTTGCCCTCCGGCAGCTCAACCGGGAACATGGCTCGGACTTCGGTTTCGTCCTGAAAATCGACCTCAAAAAAATACTTTGACTGCTGTATATCCTCGACTCCCGGCTCCCAAAACAAATTAAGGATGTTGCACTTGCGCACATCGATATCGCCCAAGCCGTTCATTTTGTTCTTGTCCCATATGACCTTGTACACGCCTGTGCCGGTCTTCAGCTTTGACCACATAACTTTGCTATAGGTGGCCTCAAACTGGTTTTTTTCCAGCACAACAGGGATTATTTTAGACAGCATAGCCGCCTCTGCTTTATCGCCCTGTTCCCTCGGCAGTATGTTAGGCTCAGGGTAGGCATCCATTGCGTCGGCGTGCTTGTTGGTGATTACGTTATGCAGCCAGCCGCTTTTGCTACGAAAGCCCGGCTTTGCGTGGCCGTCCTTGTCTTCTTCAACGTCGTTTCGCAGCTTCCACCAGTTTTCCGATGCGATGATACGGCTATCGACTGACTTCTTCCCGGCGCGATATTTATTTAGTATCTGCATCAAATCCTGTATCTGCTGTTCCCCAATGGGTTTTATGCCAAGCATCTGCGCCGCAGTTTCAACGCTGCCAAGCTCAGGCGCTTTGCTGCCGTCTGCTCGTATAGTGTCCTTAGTGATATCCATTTGCTTTGTATCCATCCTTTTTGTATTGGTTCAGTGGGTCCGACAATATAACTTTCGGTTTTTGAGGTATTATCGGGCTTATCGGTCTTGCCATACACATATAACGCCATTCATCGCCTACGTGGTCTTCCATCGACGTGTCCAAATCTTCCGGTTTATGTTCATCGTACATCAGCAACGGTATAGTACGGATAAACGCCTTGCAGTTGTCGAATACATACATGCGCGGATAACCGTTATCGTCAAATTGCAGTCGGTAATGGCATTGCATCCAGCCTGCAAGCCGCTTGTTGTCGCCGGGGTCGAAGTACACACCGTATTTCTCGGCGGTCTCCGCGACCGACACGCCGCGCGACACATCCCATATTGACGGGTCAGCAACACCAAGTATCTTGCGCCCTTTAAGCCATGGGTGCGTCTGCTCCGTCTCGCGGATGTGCTTAAACTGCTCGTCGGGAGTCCACTTGACACCTTCGTTAGGCGTATCTGTGCAGCCGTACAGCTCCAAAACGCGATACAACACGCCGTCATAGTCGATAGCCCACCATGCGCAACTAAACGGCTTGTTATAGCCGAAGTCGTATGACCTGTATATCGTCCAGCCACGCGCCGCGCCTTCGTTCAGGTCAAACGCCGGTATAACATGCGTAAATCTGCGCTGTGCTATAGCTTCTTCCGGCGTTATCCCCGCCTTTTCGCACAGTTGCGCATCCGGGCGCGTTCTGAAATCTTCAAAGAATGCGCCTTTGAATATATCCCATTCGCCCTCCAGCCATGCCTTGCGTTGCTTAGGCGGCAGGGCTTCAAGCTTTTTTATATAGCCGGGGTCTGCTTCCATCAACGGCTTGTTATCCGTGACCTTGCTTTGAATAAATGAATAGTCCTCGGGGTTCTCCCCATCGGTATAGGCGCGGTCTATCGCCAGCCGCTTCACCCAGCTGTGCCCCACGCCGCCGGGGTTACATGTAACATATATCCGCCGTGGGAAATCATTCGCGCCACGCACACAGGCTGACAGCTTTCTAAACCGCTCTTCGGTTTGGTGGGTACCTTCGTCCAAAAACAAAATGTCTGTTTCTGTGCCCTGAAAGCGTTCAGCGTCCTTGTCGGTGTCGCAGTATCTAAACAATATTCTGCTACCGTTCGGGAATGTAATTACCTTCTTCTGATCGTTGTAGCTTGCCATTCGCTGCGATTTATCAGCATCATAGCAATGCAGATCGCGCGTAAGCGGCACTATATGGTTTTCCTGCAATTCTGGGTATGTTTTACGCACAATCATGCATGTTATCCCCGGGAACTTGAAGCAGTACAGCACCGCCGACACACGCACGACGAAGCTTTTACCGCCGCCGCGCGCGCCGCCGAAAAACACAACATTCGCCTTGTCCTTTAAAAATTCCTGTTGTGTAGGGCTTAGATAGTCGATTTTGTATTCAGGCATGGTTATTTACCGCAGAAATCATCGGCACCGGCAATGATAACGCGCACCGGCTCTGGCTGTGCTTCCCCTGCTGCCTGGCGTTCAAGGTTCTTAATGCGCGCTTCCTGCTCGCGTTTATCAGCATCGGATTTAACGCCCTGAATATCGGCTAAATCCTTCATAGCCCCTGTAAGGCTGCGTAAGCCGCGTTTATCTTTCAGTATATCCTCGTCCGTTATCTGCGCTACGGCGCTACATATCTTGCTTGAAAGCAGCCCAGCGGCCTCTAATAGGCTTTTGTATTCCTGATATTCTATCTCTCGCTGTGCCTGCACACGGTCTGCACCCCTCTGCGTCCTAAACTGCGCCCTTTCCTGCGCCCACTGCTCCCTCGCCGCGCGCTTGCGCAGGGTGCTGTAAGAAACGTTGTGTTTCTCGGCAAGCGGCCTTGTTCCTATGTCCGTAGTGATGTATTCAGTTTTGATATCATCCCATTTGCTCATGCTTTTATAATAATGTAGGTGGCGCTGCATTAATCAGCCCCACCTTGCGCACTTTTTTCTGCACATAAAAAATCAAGGGTAACGCTTAATGCGCCACCCTTTAGTATTTTTCCGCTAATGTGATCTTGTAGACCGGGCATTGTACGTACTGTGTGCAGCAGTATTTTGACACATACACCCGGCGTTTCTGCTCGTCGCCTTTAAACCACAGCTGCAATCTTGCGTCGCCGCATGGGCCTTCACAAAATATCTTGTTCTCACGTGCCGAGCCTTTTGACCAAAACGGGCATTTTGCCCGGCTGTCATAATATCCGTCAGCGCCCCTCATGCAGCGTATACCTCGCGTAACGTGTCGGGATGCCGTAACGGTTAAGTCCGGTCTCCATCGTTGTTTCAACGTCATAGCCGCGCTTGCGAAGATCAAACACGCGCCCGGATGCCCTGCCTATGCCGTAGTCATACATGGCCTCGCGGCTTGTTATGCTGCCGTGTTCGCGCATGTGATTTAGCATCATTTCGCACTGACTTTGAATTATCATGTTCCGCGATACCTCCAACATTTTTTAGTTGTAAATGTCTTTACCGCCCTTGCGCGTTTTATGTAGCCGGTCACCAGCAGCTCCCTTGCTGGATATTCATTCCGCGCCGCCGCCTTGCGTTTATCATTCTCCGCGCAAAACGCCTGATAGCTGCTGCAATTGGCATGGCATCCTATGCGGCGCACTGTGCAGCCTTTACAGTCGTTAGTCATCTTTTTGTAAATTCTTTGGGTGCAAAAGCAGCGCACCAGCCGTTATGCTTATCGCAGTCGCAAGCGCACTGGTCGCAGCACCAGTCGTAATAGGTGTTTTCACTGCGGCGGCAGATTTCACGGATTGCTACGCGGTAATCATTTATTTGCTCGTTGAAATGGTTTGCCAAGCTGGCCATGCTGTCATAAAAACACATTGGAACACCGCCGAGAATATCAATCAGCCATTTACGTATTGCGTATAGTAGTCTTTTCATATTTATTCTCCTTCAGTAAGTATTGACTTGCCGGTATACATTGCGTAGCTCCGCTCGATAGAAGCGCCGAAGCTGCTACACCAGTCCTTAAGCAGGTAGATCGCGTCGGCCGCATCTATCATTGCGAAGCAGATGCGTATATAGTCTGTCTGGAGCATGCCCTCCGGCAGCTCAGCAGGATTTAATACGATATGTCGCCGTGCCTCAAGGCTCTTCGCGGCGATATCGAATTTCTCTTTGTAATTGGGCTCGCCGGTGATCTTTCCGGCTATGTAGATCTTCATTCTTCTTTTCTTCCTCCTTGCTTGTAATTCCTTTCAAAATGCTATGCCCGAATGTTCGCCGCGTTCGGGCAAGTCAACCAGTTCCGGGCGCTTGATTTCCTGTTCGACTGCCCATGCAATATTCCACATGGCCGCTATCAGGTGATGATCTTCCGCGTCGCCCTGTATGTACATGCTTAAATGCCGTATGCCGCTGTCTATCAAGCTGTGCTGGGGTATGCCTTTGTCGACGTTGCGTTCCCCGTAGTGGAACGCGCCGCGCTCGCAGTGCTGAGCAAGGGCGTGTATCGCGCCCCACGGCAGCAAATCATAGCGGCCTTTCCCGTCGGCCTTATCTCTCACTGCGCCGGTAGAAAACTCGCGGCGTTCATCTTTTTCGAATTTCACTATCCTCCCACCTTTCGCCGATATCTTCTAAAAAGTGCAGAAATTCATGCGTATCTGCGCAATAATATTGTTTGCCGTTAACGGTAACCGTGTAGCTGCCGTCGTGGTTGCTTTTGGCTTCCCAGCCTACGTTTTTAGCCATTATCGTCTACCATACCTTTCATCGAATGGCGAGAAGTTATCCTCGCCCACTATTTCACGGATGCGCCGGTCAAGGACGGTTTTTGAATATTCCAGGCTTTTATCGCCCACGCTGTCTTCTACGAACAGTTCGGCAATTTCGTTTACATACATAACGAATCTTTCGCCGAACGCCTTAGCGCGTCCAGCGCCCAAGCCCAAAATATCATTAGCGGCCATAAACGCCGCGTCTTCGGCCATCTGCATACGGTTATTCACATAAAGCTGCATCTCTATGTCGAATTCGTGCCGTATACGCTTTGCAAACCCCGATTGTTTTCTACCCATGCTTAGTCACCACCTTATGGCCTATGTATTCGTCGATACTCAGTCCGAGCGCATCGGCAAGGATTTCTATTGTATCTATCCAGCCACCGCGTAGTGATTTGCATTCAAGCAGGCTTATCGTGGTTTGGGCTATGCCGGATATTTCGGCCAGCCGCACGATGCTTAACCCTGCATCCAATCGCGCCTTGCGCATATATTCCCCGCGTGTCATTTTTGTCCCTTTCTTATAGTTGTTTCCCTCTTTAATACAGCGGCCAGCGGCTTCCCTAAGCCAAAGCTGATACCCCAAAATCCCCATATAATGCTAAGGCGGTAAGGGTAACAATATATGCCGTGCTGCTTTTTTATAACGCCAATAGCAGGCAGTATGGCAAACTGATTAGGCATATATTCTGTGTAGATAAATCTCATTGTCAGTCCTCCTTTTTATTCTTCCCATTCAAGCGCCTGCCCACAGTGAATGCAAAAAGCAAACGGGAAAACTTCTCGGTGCAATTGTCCGCAGCTTGGACACTCGCAGTCATAGATTGTGTAACCGTTATTGTCTATTGCAAAGTTCGTCAGCTTTTTCGGTATCTGCTTGTTAATCGCAGCGCAAGCCACCAAGCAAGCCTCATCAACTGCGGCAACTTTTGCGTTCTTGCCTTTGATTTCTGCAAGCGCTTCTAACGTAGTATCGGGATGTATAATCCTTTTCGCTTCTGCTGCTGTCATGTGTTCACCTCGTTATTTCGCTCTACGATTTCGGCAATCGTTTGTGCAATGTGCAAACCTACCACTATACCTTTTTCGTATTCGTTGGGGTCTTCTCCCGAAAACCAGTCCATAAAATCCGAAATTTCAATCGAGATGGGCTTATTCGGCTTATGCATCGTTTTCATTTCTACTGTCTCCTTCTCCATTATTCATCCTCCCAAAAAATCCGCTGACCGCATTTTTTGCAGTAGTTTCTATTCAGCTTCTTACAGCCTTTTTCTGTGATCTTGTGTCCGCAACTTGCGCACATCAAGGCACACCTTGTTTCTCTCGGCTTTTTCGGTATCTGCTTGTTAATAGCATTGATTGCTAAGTACATTGCCTTTTTGTCTGCTTTTGTGAATTGATTATTATTTAAGATGCAAACAAGGCGTTCTTGTGCTTCTGCTGCTGTCATGTCGCGTTATCATCCTTTCTCTCGCCGAAACTGCAAAAACTGTTTGGAAATGTCCGATGCTGCGGCATAAGAGCTGTACCACCGCAAACCCAACCGTCTAATTGCGAAAATACACAGCCCTCACATCGCACCACCGGCTCATAGCCCAGCTGTGCCGCCATGCGCTTAAACTCGCTCTTTGTCGGTTCGTGAATATAAATAGGCTCGACAGCAGGCGCGCACTTAATGCGCTCAATAACTTTGCGAGCGCCTCGCATTTCTGCGCTCGTTATTTTTTCTCTTGCCGTATATACCACTGATTGTTCGATGTCATGTAACAGCGCTTCACGCTCTATGTATTCAGCCATTGTCATTCTCGCTTTCTGCCTGATTTTTCAGGTTTCCCCACGCTGTGTAGCAACTTGGGCACAAATGGTTTCGACCAAATTCACCCCATCCATACGGTAGCCTATAGCTAAAGCTGCAATCATATCGTTCAGCCAGTTCGGTTGCTCCGCAGTGATCGCAGATGAAAATTTTTCTCTTAACTAATGACATTGCTAATCCTCCATTCCGAACAGCCGCCGTTGTATTTCCACACACAGCGGTCACAGATCAGTTTTGTCGCCATCTTTCCTCGCCTCCAATGCTTTTTCCGCTCCCTCGCGGGTGAGAAATATGGTCTTGCCAATCTCGTCAACCGATACGCCGAAAATAGATTTATCAACAAACCCGGCTACGACATCCCATTTAATGAATGTACAAAACAATTCAACGCAAATTTCCTTTACTCGGTATTCGCTTATGGTTTTTCGATTTGTAACCTCATACACCGTATCGCCCACCTTGCACGGCAACACCACCACGCGCCCCGCCTTGTCGGCCTTTAGTAACTCGCGAATCCGCTCCGCCTTTGACGTGTCATCGCTAAAGGCAGATATGTCTAAGTGACCTTCACCCCAGTGTTCAGTCAGTCGTTCCATTACTCCACCTCCTGCAACGACTGCACAGCTATTGCTACTGCCTCTGACATCCCATCACTGGGAGGCCACCCATATTTGTCGCACAAGGTAGAGTAGTCTGCATACAACTGCACTAACATAGCAGCAGCTTCTTGTTTTGTCATCTCACTCCACCTCCTGCATCCAGAACTCGCGGCTACCATCGTTTACCCCTTTCGGTGCATCCGGCAGCGGCATCCAGTGGCTTACTTTTACTTCTACGCCCCTGAAAAGCCAACTTTTTTCGTCATCGTTATATACCCCGACACTTGCTGCTTTGAAATAGGGCATATAAATCAGATAGTTGATGTAGGTGTTATCGTCGTCGTCAATCCATTCCTCGGGCAACTTCTCGCTGCACGGAATCCACTGCACTTTAAGTCGGTTTCGTAAGCGCATGATCTCTTTGCCCGTCCATTCAAGCTCCGCTCTCAGCGCTTCGTTTTCGCGCCTTAGGTTTTGGATTAAAAGATCAGTATCAGTCATCAAGTATGTCTTCCATTTCTATCTGCCCCGGCAAAACGCCATCTTCCATCCACCAATGATAAACATCTATCGGGCTTTTCCATGCGTCGGGGCGGTCGGCTTTCTTGCCCTCGGCTTTTCGGGCTTCGAGCATCCGAGCGAATGCCGAAATGTACATATCACGGTATTTAGGAAATGCCGCAAACTCTTTCGCTCGACTTTTGCTCGCCAGTGGGCAGCCAATGCAGCCGATACGCTCAAATCCGCAATCGTATAGGGGGTTTAGGCACAGCTTTTCGCTCTTTGCATATCCCCAAATATCATCGTCAGTCCAGTCGATTATAGGATTAACAACTCGCTTCGCCTTGAGTGTGCAAGTTTCAAATAGCTGCCGCTTGTCGTCATTGTCTGACAGCAGTATCTTGTTTTGCCGCTTCGTAGTAAAAACTTCAAACTGGCTGCGGTTTTTCGTGCGAGCTACACTTTCAGCCCATCGCACACCTGTTGCTATCATGCGTCCATTGCCGGCCGTTTCTTTCAGCACTGCGCAGCAATAACGGGTAAGGCGTGTCGGAGGCATCTTCTTGATGGGGATTAGTGCCCACATAGATGTTGAAATGCCCTTGTATTTCGGATAAACGATTTTACAGTCAATGCCGTCGTTTTCCCATTTTCTGAATTGGTTGCGAATGTGGTAAACCGTGGGCGGCGCATCCGCCGTAGTGTGGCTATTGACTATCTCGATAGGTATTTTCGCCTTGATAGCCAAGTCGGCGAGAACTTCGCTATCTTTTCCGCCGGAGTATGTAATCATCAGCGGCTTGCCGTAGTATCTCAGCGACATATCGCTTCCAAGCTTTAAGCGTTCAATCGCTTTATCGACCTTGTCCATCAATACACCCCCCTGAACACATTCTCCGAGCCGTTGCCGGTGAAAAAGACAGCGTTCTTATCAAGCTCCCTTGCCACCGCCGCACCCTGCTTTTCCATGCTCCATCGCGCGAGTACATCTTCTGCAACGGCATACAGCTCATCCCAAACTGGGAAACTGTCCGAGTATCCGTAGAACTGGTACGGTTGTTTCAATACCCCGATTATGCTATCAGGAAAACGCGCATCGTCCACGCGGTTCAAGACACACCATACGCACTGCTGCTGATTTAATAGGGTGCAGCCCCTTGCTTCGCCGTATAGCATCTGCGCAAGGGCTATCACGTCGGCCTCAGTAAAGTACATCTCGTACTCAGGCTCTGCCACTTCCACTACGCACAGGCCGTGCGTATCAACCTCGGGCGGCACACCGTCCGCATCGGCCTTGTTGCCCCCTTTGTCAAGGGCAAGCAGTACAATGACTATCAGCGCCAGCAGCGCCGCGCACACCTGGGCTATGATGATCGTGTATTTATTCATCGGCTACCTCGACAAATTCGCCGTCCGCAAGCTTATACCATGTATCAGCCTTTATTATTTCGCCGTCGATCTGTGCTGATTTAACGCAAACAGGGGCACAGCGCTGTTTATCGCTGTCATATGCCCACTCCGCAAGTGTTATCCAGTTGCCGACTGCTCCTTTTATAATGCTGTTGATGCCTATAGCAGCGCCTACGCTGGTGTTGCCCGAAATATCGATCTGCGCGAAGTCGCCTGAGCTGCCTATCTTCGCGAAGTCGCCTGAGCTGCCTATCTGCGCGGAGTCACCTGAGCTGCCTATCTTCGCGGAGTCACCTGAGCTGCCTATCTGCGCTAAGTTGCCTGAGCTGCCTATCTGCGCGGAGTCACCTGAGCTGCCTATCTTCGCGGAGTCAC